AGTTCCATATTTGGTGTTATTACTGACAAGTCAATAGAAGATTTTGAGGTAGAAGAATACTAATGGAAATAACTGATTTACCAACACTGTTCCAAATAGCCACTGCACAAGAAAGTAATGGACAACATCTGGAAATACTAGATAATATTGTAGAAACACAGCAAGGTGAAATTGAGAAACTAAAAAGAATTATCAACGTTCAGCAAGATTTGCTTGATGAAATCACACATTACATCAAGACTAAGACATGAGAATTGCAGGTATAGATAGTGGTAAGCTTAGAGATAGTTTTGCGTTTGTGGGTATTGAAGTCAAACTAAACAACATCTATGTTTTAGGCGTAAAGACTTGGTTGGGCAGAAACTATCTTGATGTTGAAAACTTAATCGCAAACATACACACTACAAAACCTTTTGATTTTTACAGCGTAGAGATTAACAACACAGGTGAACACGTTTATGAAGAACTGAAATACCGTCATAAGATTCCAAACATAATACCTGTATTCACAACAAGGGAAGTCAAAGACCAATCAAAGATCAACACAGGCAGGGTAATGCCAAAGAACCAAATGGTATTGTGGTTGGCTAGAATGTTCCAGAACAACCGTATCAAATTTCCAAGTAAAACCAATAAGCATATTGAAGAATTAAAAAGACAGATTTCAAACTTTGCAGAACATATCACTGAAGCAGGTCAGGTAAGTTATCGTGCAGATGGCAGTGAACATGACGACACAGTAATGGCATTGATGTTAGCCTGTTTTATCGGTAGGAATTTCATCAAGGATAGTGATGGTATGTCACAACCGTTGCAGGTAGTTACTAGGCAATTTCATGTAATGACAGATGAAGATGATGTGTATGGCAGTGGAATACCTGTTACAACAGAACAAAAAGACTTTGCAGTGTGGACACCATGAGTGTAGAAGTAGAACTTAGTGTATCTGATTATCATAATCTAATGAATTGGTATGAACTAGCATTTGCCAAAAAGAAGCCTAGTGATATTCCTATGAAAGAACATTCTACATTTAGAAAGTTATCAGTAATGGCAGAAGCCTATCTTGAAGAACAAAAACAAATGAAAGAAGATGATAAAGATTTGGCATGAAACTAATCAAAGATGCTGTCAAAGGGGATCAATCAAAGGGCATACATGGTGATTATTGTAGCCATTGTGGTCATTATGATGAAGTTCATTTCAAAGACACTGATTGTGACTGTATCTGCCATGATGAAAAGTAATGCTCTACGTTTTGTAGGTATATTAGAGTGTAAATATGGATTAATATCATGTCAAACGAAAACAGAAAGATGGTAAATATGAACGACAGACAAGGCAGAATATTGGCACAGGGCAAAAACCATGTTGCCAAAACACTCAAAGATGAAGTTGGTTGGACAGGCGTAATCAATGAGGGTGAAGTGTTAGAATTTGCATTGGAAGTAATGTTAGGTAAGAAGCATTACATGGGTTCTAAGCACATCAGAACAGGGCAATAAAGTTCTATTATTGCCTTTCCATCTTCTTTTTAATTATTGTCAAAGAACAAAAACAAGGGAAATAAACCCAAAGATACTTCTAATAAATCAAATAAATTCGTGATTGGTGGAACTGCATTACCTGCACCACCAAGATCAAAGTCAAACTATGCTAGTGCAAGTAAGAGTGTCTGGAACGACAATCACCTGTATATGTATTCCAATCCTAGTTACACAGACCAAGAGTTAGAATGGTTTGAAGATAGTTGGGGTTCATCAGTAGCAGGTGCAGTAATAGACAAGCTTGTGGAATATACATTTGGTAATGGACTTAAACCAATTTTTGAATTAATTGATGATCATGGACTAGATGATGATCAGAAGAAATCAGCATTAAAAAAATATGAAAAGGAACTAAACGAGTTAATAGACTACGATAAGAAAATTCACTTTGAAAAGAAACTGCGTGATGCAATAACAATGACAATGGTGTTTGGCAGATGTGTTATGGTTTTTGAGGGTGGTGGATTGCCAAAGGCATTAAAGATTATTCACCCAAGAGATTTGGGCAGGGTGTTTCTAAACCAAAAAGATTGGTCACTTGAAAAGGTCATAACAACTTACCCTGCTGATGAAATTTATCCAGAAGCTATGATTTACTTAGTCAATAAACCTGATAGCCCTAAACGTAGAACTATGTTTTATGGCTATTCTGAAATGCAACGAGTAGTGGGTAGTGCAAGAGCATTAAGAAGATTAGTTCAGTTTGACTTTCCAGAAGTTGCCACATCAATGTGGGCAGGTTACGGTATGTTCCTTGTGAAAAAAATGGGAAGAACAAAGATTGATGCAGAAAATGACATGAACACCCTACTAAATTCATTAAAGTCTGGAGCTTTCAATGCAGTTTCCGTAGATGCCAATGATGAAATTGAGTATAAGGAAATGGATTTGAAACCAAAGATAGAAGAAATGATACACCTTGCAGACTTCTATGAACGAACTATCATAGGTAACTTCGCAGTGCCATCAGCATTACTTGGCAGGGAAGAAGATCAGAACAGGGCAACGTTGCTAGGCAAGATACAATTCTTCCTAAGTGGTGTTGTAAAGAACAGGCGTGATTGGATTAGCGACATGGTAAGCAGACAATGGTATGAACGCAACATGGTCAAGATGGGCATGGGTGACTTGCTAGATACTGTGCGTGTTAAGTTAGAATTTGAAACTGTAATTGTTGAAAGTTGGTTTGACCTAGTTGATGCAGTGCTAAGAGTTAAGGGAATATTCCCTGATATGCCTGACGATCAATTATTAGAATTATTGAACTTGGAAGAATACAAGTCAGAATTGGCACAAGCACCAACAAGAGCAACAGATGTGCCACAAGGTGATGCACCACAAGGAAACGTGCCACCTTTACCACAAATGCCACCAACAATGTCCAATGCAAAAATGATTGATGATGAACTAATCAAGGCTACATTAGATGCAAAGAAGCTTGAAGTCTTGGGCAGAATTGACGATATGATACAGGCAGAACAAGCTAAAAAAAAAGCTTAACAGCTAGTGAGTTCAAAGAGCAAGAACATGAACGTGATCCAGATGGACAATTTACTTCCGATCCATCAGCAGATGATGTGGACACAGATGATGTCAGTGAAGATGTTGATGAACCGTCAGATGATAAAGAAAAGAAAGAAGAAAAAATAGAACAGAATGATCAGCGTTCAGTGAATCAAAAGACATATCATGACTTTGCAGAAAAATACCATGAATCTTTTTTGAAACAGTTTCCAAAAGATAAACGTGATGAATTGGGTTGGAAAGAGAAAAATTTTGTGAATAGAGTGGACAGGGAATTAGAAGAAAGCCTGACAGACATGAATCATCTTGGGAAAAATAATAAGATGATTGATAAATTAATGCCTGTAATGCCAATGGGTAAAAACACACAACCTGAAAACAAAAGTGGATTCAGGGCAGATAAGGGAACAAAAACAACAATCACACCTGCTTCCAAAAAATTAGTAGAATCTAATCCACTTGTTAAGATACAACATGATGGGTTAAGAGAGGCATGGAACGCACTACCTGATGAACAGCGTGACTTGATTGGTGAATTTCAGATTAGGGCAATAGACAATGAAGCAGGGCAATATACAGGTGGAACGTATAACCATTCAAAGAAAAAATTAACAGTTACATTACACCCAAGAGCAAATATGCAAAATGTTTTCAATAACTTACACCACGAAATAGGTCATGCACAGTATCATAAACTGATGGAAACATCACCTGACAAAATTAAGAAATTCAATGAAGCTGTAAGTTTAGCAACCGTTTGGGGTAACAATGTTACTGCGTATGCAGGTTCATACAGGGGTGCAAAGCTAAAAGCAAAACAATACATGAAGTCTGCCATAGCTGATCTTGATTTACATATAGAAAATTCAAAAAAACACCCTGAAAGATTCCAACCTGTGCCTGATGGTTATAGAGAAAAGTCAGTAAAAACACTTACACGAAGAATTGAAAACGCAGAAACAATATATGAAAATGAAACTCACAGTGCATTAGCACAATTAGTTACAGGTACTAATACACATGACATAAACATAGTCAAGCACACCAAGAAGCAACCTGCGATCACTAATCACAGGGGTATTAGGAAAGAAGCCCTAGAAGAACTCTTTAACGCATACAAGGAATTACATGAGTAGTTATGAAAAAATATCCACGAATAGATCAATCAAACATTGTAACGTTATATTTTGATGAAGATCACAAGCCTGTTGAAAATGAAGATGATGCTGACATAATTGAGAAATATGAATTTGATGATAAGGGTATGATAATAGACCACGAAACAATAGATGTATGAATCTTAAACTAATCAAAACTGCATTGTCTGTCTATAACTTGTTAGATGAAAGGACACCACCAAAGGTAGTGTTCAATACTCAAAGGGATAACAGGGTTGATGATAAGATATGCTTACAGTTGGCAGGTATATCATTTCACATTGATGATCCACTTAGACCAATAATACCTGACGATACCCACCCAAATTGCAGATGTTATTACACAGATGAAAACACAGGTCAGATTGTTTCAGACATTTCAAGTAAGCGTGATGTTAAACGCAGACAGAAATTGCCACCTGAACCAAGACATTATCTTACACAAAAGAAGATGGATAAGATTGTTGAGTATATGGAAAAAAATGAAGAATGGCAAAGTAAATCAAAAGACTATGTTCCATCAGATGATACAGGCATTAGACCATTAGACTATGATAAACTAGATAAAAAATTAAGAAAACGTGCAAGTCTGGAACAGATTTCTAAATGGATTAGATCAATATGACAACGCATTATGATCAAGGTCACTGCACAAAATGTGGTTGTTATTATCTTTCAAAGACACTTGGTTGTAGTTGTGAGTGCCATGATTGAATGGTTTTGGCATTTCATGTGTATGTGTTATCTTGTTGGTGGCACTACTATTGGCTATTACTATCACGCATGGCGTAACAGAAAGAAAAGAACAGGCACAGGCAGATGGGATTACCAAGACAGACACCTACCTTAGTTCTATTATTGCGTTTAAGAGAAAATTAGACTATGAGTATAAGTTATGAAATGATTGGTATTATTGCAACGTTTGTGATATTAGGTTCAGTATTGTCAGTGGCAACAGTATCTTCAGGTGATTTTGATTTAGGTGCAGGTGAAATAAGACTACCACAAATAAACGCAGGTACAGCAACAGCAACACCAAACGCATACTACGAGTGGTGCTTCCAATTTGAAAAGGATTGTAAATAATGGCTAAGGGATTAATTGAGTTTGAAAATCAAGATAAATATTTCATTAAATTTTTCTTGCTAGATGCTACACTTAATTTGAACAGATGGGGTGTAACAGAACGCAGTTTAAAGGCAGGGCTAGATACTGCTATTGGAAAACCTTTTGTGCTAACCCCTGACTTTGACCACCCTAATGCAAGAGATGGTGACGACTTGTTAGTGCAACAAGAAAAATATCGTGTAGGTAATATCATCATGGTAGGGGTAGAAGAACGCAGTGGAAAGGCATGGGGTTTGGCAGAAATAACAGATGAACGTGCAAAAGATATTCTGAAGAACGGTGAAGTAAATTTTGTTAGCCCTAGCATAGTATTCAATGAAGCAGATGAAATTGACGTTAATGGTAATTCAGTTATAGATTCTTTTGAATTTGCTCATGTAGCAGGGGTTGCTGAACCTGCATATACAGTTCAAAAGGCACAGATCAAAGGCAAGTGTGCAGGTGATAAAGAAACCTGTATTCCACAATTACAAAACGTACAGGCTAGTAGAACGCCATGTGGAAAATACACAGTGGTTGAAACAGCAGATACACGAATCATAGGCAACGCTAGTAAGTGCGTGGAAGATTGTGTTGCACAGAAAAATGAAAGTGGCAAAGAACTTGATGAACAAGCATTAGCAATATGTTACAGCGAATGTGATGAAGCAAAAGGCACACATGACAGACCTGACGGTTATCAGATAAGTGATTGTAAAGATGATGTCAAAGGCATTTACGATTGTGGTGAGAAAGAAGATAATGTTGGATTCCCATTTATTCATTGGGCAAAAGAACAAGATGAAACTAAGGAATATGATGAAGCTTTCCTAAGCATGATGTATAACGTATTCAAGAAGTGGCAGACTAATACTAACAGCAAACCACAAAAGGCAAACATAGATCAAGAATCATTAGATAATATTACAACAATTCCACTGCCAAAAGGTAATGGTGGTGACGGTTATTCAACCCATGTTAAGACCAAGAAATGCACACCAAACAAAAAATGTGATGTTGAACCTACCAAGAAAAAAGAATCTAAACTATCATTAAAGAACTTCGATGTGACATTCAGTGTATAATTATCTCAAACATATTTCCCTTAAACTAAAAAACATCAAATTATCTAATAACATGAAAACAATAAAATACGCAGACGAAACGGAAACGAAAGAAGAAAAAAAGGATTCCGAACAAGAAGAAAAAGAAGAAAAGGAAGCCCAAGATCTTTCTAATCCAGAAGAAAAGCGTTACGATGACGAAATGAAAAAATCTAGAAAAGCAGAAGATAAAGAAGAAAAAGACGATGATGACGACAATGTCGATATCAAAGTCAGTGATGAAGATATTAACAAACTTGACCTAACGGACAAGCAAGAAGATTATCTTGAAAAGAAAAAAGATTCAGCACTTGCACAGCAAGTTAAAGTCTTAAAGGCACAAATCAAAGCATTACAATCTTCAATCAGAAAAGCAAGACTAGAACCAATCATTGAATCAATTATTGAAGCAAAAGGCAAATTAGGAAAAGTAGATGCAGAAGTAGAATACCGTAGTCTTAGCAAATTAGACCTTGCAACTTTGCACAGTCTAAAAGCAGATTACGATAGAATAGCAGATGCAAATTCTCAACCACGTTTCACAGCAAGATATTCAAATGCTAGTGTAGATGGTGGTAATAGAAAATACGGTGATCAAGTGTTACGAACACTAGGGGGAGACTTCTAATGGTAGCAACAGCAGGGCAACTTGCGAGATCGACTAATATAGAAATTATGTCATTCGCAGTAGCTGGATCAACTAGTATCACAACAGGTCAGTGCGTTGGACTTGATTCAAGTGGCGATGCAGTTTTAGCAGGAACATCAGGTGTAGTAGCACGAGGATTATTTGTTGCTATTGAAACAGTTGATAATTCAGCAGGAAGTGCAGGTGACTTATACATAAGACTAGCAGGTGGCAACACCTACGTCTATGCAACAGCAAGTGAAGCATTAGTTGTTGGTCACGCAGTTAAATCAAATACAAGTTCAAAAGTTGCGTCAACGACTGACGCTACGGTGACCATTGGTCGCTACATTGGACATGAGAATGAAGAATCAGCACCTACAGATGCAGTTGCAGACGATGTTATTGTAGTGAGGTTAGGACTATGACATTACCAAAGTCAGCAGTTACATATTCACCTTACACTAAGAAATTCTATGAGGGTTCATGGGATAAGCAAGACACTGATTTTTCCAAAGATTATGGAATGACAGCGATTGCCAAATTGAACTTAGATAGAGAGCTTGGTGATGGTAGAATCGAAGCAATCAACTATGAAACATTCCGTCAAGCAGAACGTGCTTACAAGTCAGGTAACATAGACAGCACATCACTTTCAAATATAACTGTCGTGCAATTGCTCGAACAAGTTATAAGAAAAGAGTGGCGTGACTTTAATGCTATCCATGCAGTAAGACGAATACCTGTGCCAAAACTTCAACTTAACGTACCAATCACTAACAAGTTTAGTGCTTCTGAGAAAGTTCCAGAACTTCAACAAGCTGATCAAAAGTCAAACACATTCACACAAGCTCAGTTGAGATTGTGGAAGAACGTTATTTCGATTTATGAATCAGATGAAAGTGTGCTAAAGGGAACAATTAATCCCCTCGCGTTCGAGATCGAACAGGCGAGTGGTAGCCTTGCACAAAGTGCAAACTCACAAATTGTAACAGCAATAGAAACACTCACAACACAGGCATCAGCAGGTGATTGGGGTGAACAGATAACAGATGGTAGTTTCAGCAAATATAATCCACTAGATGATCTAGTAACTGCTGTAAATACTATTATCGATAATCATTTCAGACCTGATACAATGACAGCACACCCAAGAGTAATTTCAGACTATCTTTCCAACCAATTCGTACACGCAAGTACAAGACCTGATTCAAGAGAATTTAGTGGGGTTTTCCAACTCGACAAATTCCCAAACTTGAAAGCAGTTGTTGATGTAGGCTTTACCAATACCGTTGCTACCGTCTTTGACAGTAGAACAATGTTGTTAGGTGAGGGTGCAACAATCGCAGAATCATTTAGAGATAGTTATAGAGGTGCAGACGGATATGTCATAAGACAATTCTTGCAACCACTAAAAACTACAAATGATGCAGGTAGAAAGATTACAGGCGTTAGTGCATAATAAAATCAAACAGGGGTAAAACCCAATTCATTTTTTTTTAAACGAAACAAAAAATACTTCTATTATCTTCTGTACCATACCATACAGTTATGACAGGTACAGAATTTATGGAAAAGAATCTTAATGGTAGCAGACCACAACTTTACAGGTTACTATGGCAGGGTGTATTCCAAACTGACAATACTGCTGTTATTGAAACTGAAACTCTAAGATACATGACACAGGCAGAAATAGAGAAAGCAGAACGTATCATGAGGGAATAAACTTGGTTTATTTCGTATTGTTAGAATGTAAGAATTTATTGAATATTCCACTTAACGTAGAATCAGACGATTCGATATTGGAACAGCTAGGTGCAAAAGCTGACCAATATTTCACAAACCAAATGACAGCGTATGCAGAACTTCTGCCATTAACAAGCACAAACCTGACAACTGCCCAACAAGCTGTGAATCAGTATGTGTCTAGTCTGTATATGGCTAGAAAGCAGAACTTTGAATCAGCTAAGTATTGGGAAGATCGTTACAAGGAATCTACAAATACGCTGATTAACATTTTGACATCTGATCCTACTAATCGAACTAAGCGTGTAGCCCAAACTAGACCTTACGCAACTGAACCAATAAAGAGTGATCCGTTACTTGATTACTAATAGTTCTATTAATCTAATAAATCACAAATAATCTCATGGGATTAGACAAGACATTCAAAGATTTTGTGAATGACTTTTCATGCGATACATTAGATCAATGGATTGAACATCTAGCCACTGTTGAACTGACATACACAGGCAATTCAGCGTGTGTAACTTGTGGCGACAACGTTGAATTTAATTGGACAGGCAAACTGAAGAACGGTTTAACATATCCACAAGTTCTATGTGAGGTGTGCAAATCACAATGAGCTGTGACGATCACACTGCACAGAATGATAGTGCTAGTGTAGAAGCAACATTTGGATCAGCAGTAAAAGACAATTCAGTTGTCAAAGGATTTGTAACAGTAATTAAAAATGAGGGTAAAAAAGATGAACAAGTATTATGTAGAA